AAAAACCTTATGTGGGATGCGTGGAGGCAGAGTCCGGTAGTTAAGGTTCGAATAGAAATGGTGAACCATGACCAGACGCAAAAATATTTTTCTCGCACACCACTGAATGATTTGGATTGGAAAGGCGCAGGTAAAATAGGAATCAATGCTGATGATGAAGTTATTTTATTAGACTTGAGAGCGTCCAGTATAGAGTTAAACTCCGCTCTCTCTGGTTTAAATGAAGATAACGAATTTATAGTCTCCTCTCTGGATTTTAGAGGGTCGTATCCGTGGGGAGGATACAACTCAAACAGTAGATTTATGTATTCTATAATCCTACATACTGAAGGATTACCCGCTGACCCAAGAATTGTTAGAAAATACATACGGTATTCAGGAGGAGACGCCTCTGACCTAGAAATAAATGGCTTGTTAAAAGATATAGGACCATTTTCCGTTAAATACGGTCAATGGCTATCCGTTAAAATTTATGAATCCGGATTCGCTTTAAATAGCACGGCTGACGCCGCGAACTTTCGCCAGATGCCAGCATTTTGGCTTAACGGCTCTATAACCTAAATATAATAATGGCACTTTTCTCCGAAAAATCCTTAAATCTCATGCCGACGTCGGTACTGACGGGGTTAAGTAATTCTTTGGTGTTACAAAAAGGAGAAAAAGAAATTCTTCTAGCTACCAAAAATACTAAAATACAAAAACTACAAGGTATTTCTACCGTCAGAACTCCCGCCAACGGACGTATTACCGTTCATAGTGGAGGAGCTCCTGCTGCAAGCACTCGAGCACAATCCATGGCAACGCCAGCCAAGTCTTTTTCAACCGGAGCCTCTCTCTTAAACGATTCTTTAGGGAATCCATCAGGTGCACCTATCTTCGTTCCTGGCACCGCGCCCGTAGGGACCACGCCAGAAGATGTTGGGGAGATGACCTCTGAGATAAATTCTTATTTCGCGGGAACAACCCCTGAGAATTCATCCACCGCTAATGCGAAAGTAGCTGCGTTACAACAAGAACGTTCAGCTTTACAAAATGAAATAAACCAAATAGATACGGCTATTGAACAAATAAAGGTTATTATAGATGGAAGAGCTTCCGGAGACCTTCCCAATCCTGTTTTAAATTTATCCGCTTTAGAAGTTGGACAAGCTCCTCCGGGAGTAGCCGAAAAAATAAAGTCCGCAGTAAGAGAAAATAATGAGTATGTTAATAACCAGATTGTTGCTCCTTTTATTGAAAACCAACGCCTGTTAAAATCTTTGGTAGCTGAACAGGAAGGGAAGCCAGGGGACACCCCCACTTTTGATTTAGAGTTTGGTCCTCCTATATCATCAAAGAATAATTTTGTACTGTCCGAAGATGGTTTATATTACGATTCCCGTAATGCTCCGGTTCCAGATATAGTCCCTCAACCCACCTCGGCTGGAATGTGGGATTTGCAGTACGCCTCAAACCAAGGAGGTAGAGGATTAAGTTTTACTCAAGAGGATGCAGAAGATACGGTCGGAACTATTTTTGATTTAAATGTTAACGTGGACCGCAATGGAAGAAGAGTACAAAGATTTTTTAAGTATGACGATGTATTACAACAGTTTGAGGATGACAAACAATCCCAGATGACCGAAGTGTCTGGGTACATAGGCGAAATACTTGCGAACGGATATGGGAGAGGTGATGCCGTAGTACAATCCTATGTCTCTCAGCTGGGCGCTGTAGCTAATATTTACGACCAAAAGATAGAGAAAAGAAAACGCCAATTAGCTATCGCGGCTTACTATGGACGAAATGTGTTTTTTGTTACAGGAAGAAGCCATCCATTAGGAGAAGGGTTATTTTTTAAATACGAGCCCGCGCAAGGAAAAAGTTTTGAGTATAAACTTCAGTACAAAGATTTACCTGATGAGATAAAAAGCAAATCTTTTTATGAGTTAGAGGGGGGACAAACCTTATTGTTTGATACACAATCTAATCAAGTAGTAGAAAATAGAAATTTGTCTAATATTCTTTCTAAACAAGGAAAATGGATTCAAATACCGCGAATCCCTATAAATGATTTTTCTTATTTAAAAGAGACCGATATACCACTAAAGACTCAAAAGAAACTAACGTTATTT